ATAGAGACTTTTTCAGGATGTTAACGAGCCACGTAATTAGGATTCCGCACACCATCAGGAGCACGCCTCCTGCAGATATGGCTAAGTCAAGCATTTGTTCTTGTGTCATGTTTACAAGGATATTGTGTGAATACTCCCCTTTCGGGATAAATTACAATGCGTTTACGGCCGCTTTGGCAGAAACCACTGCATCGGCATACCGCTGCTGCATCTCGGAGAGGGTGGCGGCGTTGAACTTGGTTTCTCCGGATGCGAGGCTCCGCTCGACTTCGGCGATCATACCGGAGAGCTCTGAGAAGTTCCCAGTGATGGCCGTCTGAAGATTACCTGCTGCGGTGAGCTTCTGTTCGAACTGCGAGGCATAGTCGAAGGCCTCTTTCTGTGAAAAAATTGATGCGTCCATTACTTCTGATTTTAAGGGTTATTCGTTGAATAATTTGCGGACCTCCGGCGGGAGCAGTTTCCTGTTGTATATTCTCACATCATCGATCTCACCGTAGAAGTTACTCCCGTATCCGGTAGGCCATGCTCCGATATAGAGAGTGTTGGTGAGGGTATTGACAGCATCAGCGGTCAGCATAACACCACCAACATATTGCCCATTAATCCATGCTGTCATTACATCTCCGGCTTTGCCTGATGTGGCCATGCAGAAATGCGTCCAAACATTTTGAGGGGAAAGGCTCTGTGAAGCAGTCACCCGTTTCACCACATTATCTGTTTGCTTGACTTCAAAGCGGAACAAGGCAGTAGTCTGCTCAAAATACACCTTAAAATCATTGGTGTGAAATACTATGCCCTTGCCAAAAACTTGCGTGTTCCAATCGTGCACCGTTGCCCTTGCCCATACTGAGACGGATACTCCAGAGCCCGGTCCTCTGTTGAAATTACTCCTGCTGGCACTACCAGCATGCATACCAATAGCATTGTTGGCCACCCCTTTGCGATCTGCAACTGAAGATGTGTTGTTATTTGTCAGGTTCTGACTTCCTGCGGAATCTGAAAAGGTCAGACCACTTGAAAAAAGGTAGGCCGCGAACAATCCTTCCGATGGCCATCTGTTGGATCTGGCCGCCTTCCCTTGGGCAATTATATAATTTGTCTGTCCTATCATCGCTATGCCCCCCAGAAAACATAAACCTGACCAGCACTCCGCACCTGACACCACAGATAGTTTGTCGCTGCATTGTTATAGTCGGAAAGTAATGAACCATGAATCCAGGATACTGAATAACCCGTGAAAAGAGCAGATGACAAGCTACCACCAGTCAGAATCAGGCAAAAAGGTTTCCATATGATCACGTTGGCAAGGGTGAATGCCGAACTGGCGCCGCATGTTTTTGAAAAATACTCTCCGGAGGTCATATCGACTTCGTAGGCACTCAGAGCAACAAGTGTTGGCGGAGTGTTGAGGGTGGAGCCGCCATCGTCTCCTATGTACTTAACCCACAAACCTGCGAAGTCAGAGGCTTGAGGGTTTACGATTTGGGTCGGGGTTGTTAGGTGCGCGGTGTACTTCAGGCTGTCTGAAGGTATCAGAGAAAAGTTCGTTCCGGAGTCATCAGAAGCGTAGGCGTCATAAACGTAATATGTTTCCCCGCTGATATCGGCCAAGGCGACAAGGTCAATCCATTCCTCCGCCCCTTCAAGTCTGTACTGTACGTGGGTTGCTGACTTCTGAAACTCTACATTCTTCCCGGTGAGCCCCCGCGGAATCTTGAAATTAAGCACTGCCGCTCCCGGAGTTCCGACGTCTGTCACTTCCGCGTCCGTTCCAGGATCGCCTGTCGTCACGGTGCCCACTGCGATTGTTGCCGGATCGCCTTCCAATGACTCCAACCATTCTGCTTTCGTTCCTTCAAACCCTTCGGCGACTGCCTGCTCGTATGCAGAGGCTCCGGGGTCTCCCTTGTACGCCGAAATAACAATCTCATTTGTCGTTACCCCTGTGTCAGAAATTGTCACAGGAACCGTTATGGTGGCAGCCTGGCTGGTCTGGCTTCCGGAATTCGGGGCACCAGATTGAAGGAACTTAATCGTTCCTGGAGCGATATTCACTACACCCAGGATAGAATCGGTAATCTCGATTTGCAGGGCATAGTCACCCCGAAGGCCGAAGGTGGAGGCACCGGAAAGTTCCACAACATACAGCCCAAACCCCTTGTCCTGTATGGTCCCACCGGCGAGACTGTACTCCTTCTGCCGGTTGAGGAACATACGCAAGGCGGTCATCCTCGAAGTGTCATACTCCGCGTTGAAGGCCGCCGAAAGGCTCACGCTGCTTCCTGCGATTATTTCTTTGATTGTGCTCATTATGCCGAAGGTTGAGTTATTGTGATGTTGATTACCTGACCGTCCACATCTTCGAGCTCCGCGTACATTGTGCGCTCACCACCCCCATTGGCGTCAATGTCAAGGGTGATGCTATTGGCATATGTCGTTTCGGTCATCTCCGAAGATGCGTTGAGTTCCGGGCCATAGAGCAGGGCGGTTAGGATGCACTTTTTGTTGAGGTTTATCGTTGCGCTCCCGGCCAGCGATGAAGGCATTGCAACGGCTCCATCCCAGTCCCCACCAGAAAGAGCGAGGTTTTCAACAATCGCTATGGACGCGCTGGAAATTGTTGGTGAAACGTAGCCTACCACAAGGGTGCTCCCGTAGGCCATGCCCATAGGCCACACATACAGGGTTCCGGCGGTCTTTGCCGAGGCTTCCCATGCGGCGCGGTCAGCGAGCGCGCTCATAACCGGGTGTGTCCCTGCATGATTGTGCGAAGTGAGCGTTCCGGTGAGAACCGCCTCTATCATGGACTTGGTGAGGGCGTGGCTGTGTGATGTGATTACACCGGTGAGGACCGCCTCAACCATCTCCTTTGTCAGGCCGGTTTCTGACACCGCAAGGGCCGCAGCGAGCTCCCCGATAGTGATGTAACCTGCTGCCTTTGTCGTGCCGTCAGCAATCACCAGAACGGATGTTTCCGTTATCGGGGCCGGTGGTATCCGTCTGCGCGTTATCCGTCCCATTGTCAGCCAATCTTAATGAATCTTCTGCTGGTCTTAGGGGACTTCACGGAGCATTCCAGTTGCTCGGTGTATTTCAGGTATTCCACGCACTCGCGGAGGTACTGTGTGCCTATTTTCTCGGCATCATTGGCGGCCCGCGCAATGGTCTTTTCGTCAACAGGTTCCGAATAGTCTGATTTCTTGAGCACAACCCCGAATGCCGTGATGTTGACGCCCTGGTTTTTGATGAACCTGGAGTATGCCAGATAGGCTACGGCGGCGGTCAGACCGTTGCAGTATTTTTCATCCGAATCATAATAGCCGCCAGATAGCAGAGCCGAATAAGCGGTCCTGTCTGCTTCTATTGCCTTGTACACAGCGGGGCCAAGTGCCGGCCGAACCCAAAGGTTTTCGGCCTCGGCTATATAGGTGTCTATGCGGTCTGAGTCGCTGAGGTTTGCGGCAACGGGGCGAACGGTGCGAATGTCGGATGCGGTGATAATCATTGTCCTGTTATTGAGGCGGCGTTTTCATCCGTCAGGTTGAATAATAGTTTGAGCATGTTTTTCTTCTGCTCCGAATTCAACGTTACATCTGTGACAATCTGAATCATTCCCTGTACCCCACCAACGCCAATTTTTTCAGCCATCAACTGCTGGTCGCTCGACGGTTTCTCCAGCTCAGGAAGCCCAACAAGTGCCCGCTTTTCGTTGTCCGTCATGGTTGCAATGACTTCCGGGGGAATGGTGGATAGGTCGGTGTTTCTGACCTCATACGACAGCGGGAGCAGCTCGTAATTTCCCGATGTGGCCTCTTTGTAGTTGCGGAACAGCTCCGCAAAGGCCCTTTCGATAATAAGCCTTTCATTTGATGTGACGGAATTGTAATAACCGTAGGCGTTTTTGATTGCATTTGCCCCGAAATTATCGCCCACATCTTCGGCCCGGAGTATTGGTGGCTGATTAAAAGCCTTTCCGATATTAGACTGTACGGATTCGCGGGTGACGGTAAATTCTTTGTCGTAGTTTTCTCCGGAAAACGGTATAAATTCCGGCTTTTCTTCCTCTGTGTCAATGCTCATATACATTATTGAGCATGCCTCCTCATCTCCCTGATAGGCCAGTAGGGCATTCTTTACATCGTTCTCCCCGTCCTCGGTCTCGGTTTTGGTTCGCTTGTCTATAAACGCCCCAGCCGTCAGAAAGTTGCTCCTGGCGTTTCGGTTTGAAACGTTCATAATGCCTTCCTCGGTGTTCATGTCCGTGAGAATGGCATCATATATGGGTGTTGGGTAGGTCTTTGGTCCGTTATTTGAGTAGTAATATACCTGACCTTTGTAGTTTTCCCAGCTTCCGGCCAGCATTACTTCATCCCGGATAATTGACGGGTCCGGGTCGAACAGGTTGATGAAATCAATGTCCTCCTTCTTGAACTTTCTGAGGTCCGTGAATCGCTTCCCCCAGTCTGGATGAATGGCAACACGGGAAAACTCCCCGGCATCATTCGGCTTCTCGAACCTTACGTGCTCGAAGGGGATATGGGAGAGGCTGATGATTTGGTAGTTTGCATTGTAGTTGACATGCACCGCGAAGCCACCAAACATTGCGAGGTCTTTTGCGATCTGATCTTCCAGGAAATCGTTAGTGTGCCCGTCTTCGTTGATGGCCATCCTATAGAAAGCTTCATCTGTGAACCCCTTCCCGGAAACGAACTTTGCGTATATTCCCACACAAGCCTTTCCGGTGCCGGATGCCTCCACTATCTCCATAACCTGCTGAGGGTAGTCGTTGCCTTCGCCGTATGCCTGTATGTTTAGGTTGCGGTCCGCCTTGACATTATACCGCTTGTCCTTTCTCAGTACCGTTGTTTTCATCCCCTGAAAGATTTGTAGCGGGGGCAGGGATCGAACCTGCGACCTTCAGATAATGACTCTGACGAGCTACCACTGCTCCACCCCACAATACCGTTACGCCTTTGCTGCTTTGGCGGCTCTGGCTTTTGCCATCCGTTCTGCCGGTGTCGGCTTTGCCTTTTGTTCCACCTGCGGGGCGGGTTCCTTTGCGGGCTCAGGAGCGGGCTTTGCAGGGGCAGGCTTAACGCCTGATTTCTCGCGGACAAAATCCGAAAGCATCGTGTCAATGTTTTCTGGCAGTACGCGGAACATTTCTACCCTCTTGGGGTCCTTGTTGATCCAATCCAGAGCGACTTTGTCTGTGAGGTTGGCATTGGTGTAATAATTGTTTCCGAGCCAGATTTGCACGCCGGCGCGGAGCTCAAACTTGCATGCTGTTCTTTCCATAGCGATTTCATTAGATAGGTGGATGAGTTCGAGGTATGCGTCCGTCCAGCAACTGGAACATCCGCTTACGTCCCTCTTAAGAAATACCCTGCTCAGGGCGTTAACTTCACTTCGCAGGGCATTGTCGGCTTTCAGGGCTTCGGACAGTACCCTCATGTTTGGATACTGTCCTTTCCCTGCTTTCAGATTCTGAAGTCTCTGGATCATCTCATTAGCTCAGCAGCGCGGTAAGCATCGATTCGGTAGCGGTGAGCGAAGTAATGAACACCGACTTCTGGATTGAAGTTTCTTTGCTTCCATCGGTCGAAGCCAGCTTCAGATCACACACCAGCCCATCAGCCACGGCTGAAGAAACGGGGGCCTCGGTGAGCTTCATCCCAGACTCCCATCCGTAGGCTTCGTACTTGATTTCACCTGCGGTGCCTGCCTCGTTGTTTTCAACGATAGCCACCAGCCGGGCATCCTTGAGCGAGTTGATGAACGCCTTTGCCGTTTCCGACTTGGTGAACACCTTAAGGTTCAGGTTGTGCGCCCACAGGCCCATGTAGGTACCGCGCTCGAAAGCACAATCAGCCTGCATAGTGTCGGGAAGCGAAAAGAATTCATACGCCACGGCGGCACCCTTTAGGGTGATGGCGCTGATAACGTTCGAGGTTACCGTGCTTGCCGTTTTGTCGATGTCGGAATAGTTCATCAGGATAACCCGCGAACCCAGTCCAGCGAGGGGCCTCGCACCACATACCGCAGCGGTAAGGCCTGCGGATATTTTTGAGCAGTCAATACTTGGCATTATAAAAGAGTATTTAAGGGGGCCGAAGCCCCCCGGTGATTAGATGGCAATCATGAACAGGCTGGGGTTGGCCAGTTTGGCGTCGGCCTTGCCCTGCATTTCAATCTTCACCTTGCGGCTGTTTTTGTCGTACCATGCGTCCATGTCTCCGAACGACCTCATGGAGTCAACGCCAATGGCCAGCACCTCTTTGGTTGTGTACACAGCCCGGTGAGGATTCAGCAGGGCGTCACCGTTGTCGAAGCACTCCGCAATGATGTTGTCCCAGATGGGAATGGGAACAAGTGGAACACTCTTGTAGGTGAGCGACCTGAGTTTGTCGGTGATGTTTCTGTACATCGACTCGATGTTGGTCCCATCCAGCGACTGCTCATAGGCATCGTAGAACGACTGCGTACACAGAATGAAGCCACCGGGATTGCCTCGGAGTACCTTCGGGGCATTGTAGTACAGCGCCTTCAGGTATCCCTGAACATTTGCAGGCAAAAGGGCCTGCGATGCTTCAGTGAGACCGGCGTTTTCGGCAATGGCCACCCTCTGGGCGGGATTGGCGGTGTACTGAGTGATCATCTGCTTGAAGAAACCATCCAAAATGGTGAAGTAATCTTCATCCAGGGCTGCGGTGATGTTGCCACCGCTGTTAATGGTTACCTTCGATGTTGCGTGCTTGCTGTAATAGGCGGTTCCAGCTTCAGGGGGATCGGTGTACGCAGCAGCGGCCAGATAAACCACAGTGCCATTGGCCAGAGCGCACTTCACGGCTCCAACAGTTGCGGAGGTTACTGCTTCATACACGGTTCCGTTGATGGTGTCACGAAGCACGCTCACCACTTCACTCGTAGAGCGAGAGTAGTAGTCAGTTTCAGCAACGGCATTCCCTTCCTCTGCGGTTGCTTTCTGGTACACAACAGTCCCATCAGCCAGGGCAGTTTTCACCGTGTAGGTGCCGTCCTTGGTTGCCGAACCAAGGTACACGGTACCGTCCAGGGCCTCTCCGGTTACCTGAGTGGTAACAGCAGCCAGATATACATCTTCGTTCTGATTCGTCACAGCAGCCAGAGGAAGTTCCTCGCTCACTGCATTGGTGGCGGCGGTGTCGGAGAACCAGAACAGGCGGATAGCGAATTCCTTCACAGACTGAACCAACCTTTCTACGATGATGTTCATGTAGTCGGTTGCTGTGAAGTCGGAGAAATCAACGCCAACTTTTGTTGAGTACACGGCGGCAGTGGCTTCAATGTCGCTGCGGCACTGCTCAAGGAAAATCTCCCAGCCCTTAGGTTCCCATTTGATGACGCGTGTGCCAATATTGTAGGACTGGGGCTCTGGGTCACAACCCTGGTGAGCAACGCCAACCAGGCCACCTTTTCCGATGAATCCAACTTCCTTGTCATACACGATGCCCTCGAAGCTCGTATGGAACAGGCTCAACTCGGGGGCCTCAATGACCTCGTCATAGATGAGTTCCTTTACCGCGCGGATCTGTTCTTCGTCAAAAGCAAACTTTGAAAAATCAAGAATAGCAGCCATTATTTAAGCCCTCCTTTCATTTGTTCCCGCTTTTCGCGGGCTTCTGTTTTGATGTCCTCGAATGACTTAACAGCACCCGATCTGTTTTTTGCGCCTGGAACAACCACACGGTTAGCCGGTTTGTAGTTGCTACCCAACTGATTACGCACCTCGGTTAAGAGGTTTTTGGTTTCAGTGAGCGCATTGCGCAGGCTTTCGTTCTCGGCCGTCAGGTTAGTAACCTGCTCCTGAAGGGCTGCGGTGTCTTCGGCCTGCTCCTTCTCCTTAATCTCTGTTATCACGCCCTCGGCGATGGTAACCGTCCTGCCGTCCTGGAGCGTGAACACCCCGTCCGGTTTCGCTGCATCACCTACGGCAATGGAGTCATCCTCTTTCTCGGTGGAGAAAAGCACGGCACCATCGGCATCGGTGAAGGTGTAGTTTTTTGGCCCCTCGTCATCGAGCAGGTTTGTAGCCTTTGTAATAAGGCTGTCCACCCGTCCCAACAGTTTGGCCATCGAATCTGTAATTTTTGCCATTGGATTGGTTTTTTGGTTGGTACTGTATGAATTGATTTTGCTTATGAAGCCGTATTTGAGCAGGTCCTGGGCTGAGATGAATTTTTCTTCCTTCATCATCGCCTCCAGTTCTGCCCTGTCCCATCCTGTGCGCTCGGCGTATATATCCAGGATGCGCTGCTGTTCCTGCTCAACAAGTTCAACCTGCGCGCGCATCTCCTCGGCCGTTCCGAATGCACCACCACGGACCTCATGGATTAATGCCCTTGCGTTGGGGTTTGCGGACCTGTTCTCTTTTGCAGCAGCGAGCAGTAGGATGGTAGCCATTGAGTGGCAGCCCCCATCGATGTTGGCATATATGTTTCTTCCGGAAGTGCGAAGGATGTCATATATGGCAAAGCCCTCTTCGGTGGAGCCGCCATCACAGTGTATTCTCAGGCGGATGTCCTTTTCGTCTGGGTTCTGTTCCAAGACCTTATTCATCGACTCAGCAGAAAAGAAAACATCCTGTTCTACGCCGTCAATGTTCATGAAGACGTTCTCAGTCTCGTTGTTGATTACCCGATATACTTTGATGTCCAGCATTGGGGACTTGTAATATAATATATTACACAATAGTACACCAACGCTGTCTCTTTTTTACTATCAATGTTATGATAGTAGCTTAGTAACTGGCCCGGCTCTCTATCTCTGCGTAGTTCTTGTCTCCCCTTCGGATGTCCTCAATGGAGGCATACACCTTGATTCCGCGAACAATGCTCTCTATCTGGTCCTGCGTTATACCGGTTGTCTGGTTGACAAAATTGCGCACCGAGTAGCCACCATCTCCTGAAAACCTTGCTCCAGGGATTCCGCCACCTGCGAACTTAACCCCACCCCCAGCCTCATTGATGGCAGATAACAGGGGCTTGTACATCTGTGTGCTTCTGGCATTAATGATAGCCTCACCACCTTCGGCTTCGATGGGAATTCCACCCTGTGCGTGTGACTTACCTTTAAGCAGCATACCGCGTGATGCTTTTGGTAGCGGTGCTGACTGTACGGCCTGAAGCTGTACGGCACCAAGGGACGCAATGATGCCAGACACAACAAGGTTGAATGGAAATCCATAATCATAGAGTGCCCGTGCGATTGCCGATGCTGTTGAGGTGATAACGGAGAATGTTTTCAGCAGCTTCTCCCTCTTTGCCTGCTTGATTGCAATCTCGGTCTTTTTCCGGTCTAGCTCCTTGTCCATCCTCTCCACCTGATCATCATACTGATCCTGGCTGATCAGCCCGGCGTCAAACCTTGCCTTGAGGATCTCCTTCTGCCGCTCATTCTTCTGTGCGTACTCTTCGAGCTGGTTATTCTCTATCTGGGAAAATGCTGCGGAGAAATCATAGGCATAGTCAAGGGCCTTTTTTGCCCAGTTGGTAACGTTCTCGATTCTTGCGAGCATGTACTCTTTGTCGCTCTTTGCCATCTCGGCATTGAGTCGGATTACCTCCGCAGCATTGTCCTTGTTGATCTCCAGCTCTTTTTCCAGGTACTCTTTGTTGATCTCGTACTTTTGCTTTGCTGTTAGGTTCGCATTGAGTAGGTCCAGGTTCAACTGCATCATATTCCCCTGACTCTGCAAGACCCTGAGTTTTGCTTCGTCTTCAAGGGTGCTCAGTCCGGCGGCCTTTTTCTTTGCAATAATGTCCTCAAGCGACTTCTGGGCTATGCGGTTCTTTTCTATCTCGTTGTCGGAAAACCTTTTCATGTCTTCGTCATACTGGCCATTAACCGCCTTTTCAATGTCCTCAATCTGCTTTGCAATCGAGTCGGCGTTAATCTGCTCTATCTCCTTCTGATACTGAAGGCGCAGGGCCGTTGAGTAGAATTTCTTTTCGTCCGGGGCCATGTCAGACTCGTTGATAGTCTTGAGGGCCTCCTTGTATTTGTCGGCTGTTTCCTGAGTAAGCGCGGCCGCGTCCTTCTGAAGCATATCCAGAACCTCTTTTGTCTTGTCCTTGAGAAACTTCTCCCTCTGTGCCATCTGGGCGTTGTCGAACTCGGCCTGAGCGTTGGCCAGTATCTGGTTCTGTTTGTTGTATTCGTCCTGTTTGATCTTGCCGTATTTCAGCTGCAAATCAAGATCATCCTTCTTTTGTTTTTGAGACAGCGCAAAGAGCCTCTGAGCGTAACCCAGTTTCGTTTCAAAGTCATCGGACTGGTAGCCAGCTTCGGCTTTGATCATAGACTCCAGCAACTGCCCCTGAAGGTCCAGTTGCTGCTTGGCATTGTTCTCCCTTTCTGAGCGGGCCTTTTCGATAGCCGCCCTCTCCTCGTCTGCCAGTTGCTTTTTGAATCCCGATTGCTCAGAAAGTAGGCGGCGGGTTTCTCTCTGAAACTCGGCATCCTTCAAAACGTCCTCCGCCTTAAGCTTCTGAAGGTTTTGAATGTCGTCTTCATTTTCATTGTAGAACCGGGCGAACTCAGCATCTTTAGCGAAAGCGCTTTCGAGCTCCTTCCCGTCAATGGCCAGCCATTTGTCCAGCGTCTTTTGTTTGTCGGCAACAGAAAGGCCGTTAATCTGTATCTTTGCTGCCAGATTATCCCGCTCAGCTTTGGTCCTGTCTTCCATGTTCAGTTTTTCCCTCTCCAGGAGCTCTTTTTCTTTCTTCATGGCCTCCTCTGAGGCGGCCAGCCGCTCGGCGTTGGTCTTGGACTGGTCCTTTGCGGCATTCTTGAGCTCCTCAATGGACTTGCGTAGTTCCGCATTTCCTATAAGCATACCAGTCTCGCGGTCTTTAATCCGGTCCATCTGCTGCTCATATTCCCATCCTGCTTTTGCGGCATCCCTGATAGCGGCACCGGCACCACCAAAGGCATCCTGAGCGTTTTGCTTGATGCCTTTGAAATCAAATGTAGCAATAGACCAGAGCATCTTAAAAAACGAAACACCCCTGTCAATAATCACATCCATCACATTTCCCAACGCTTTGAGTGTTGATGCAAAAGCGGTGGCCCCTGAGTCGGTGGACTTAAATACAGAGTATAGGGCATACAGTCCGGCAACAATGGCCGCAATAACCGCACCAATAGGGTTTGCCACCAGTGCCCATAGGGACTTACTGAATGTCTGAACAGAGGATACAGCCCTGCCAATGGGACCGGGGAGAGACTTGAAAGCGTCCCCGTAGTTACCTACATTTCGGAACGTGTTACCCATGGCCTTCTCTTGTTCCTTCAGGCTGTTGGTCGTGTCAAGGATGGATTTTTGCAGGGCTTTCCCTTCTGCGGTCTTTTTCTGTGCATCGCTTAGCTTGCTGTAAGCCGCCGTATTGAGCGACAACTGGGCCTTGAGTTGCTCAAGGCTTCCGGTTTGCTCCCGGTTGGCTTTAGCCGTATTCTGTATCTGCTTCTCGTAGCCCTGTGCCTCTTTGTTGAGAACCTTAATCTGCTGGCCCAGTCGCTCATATTCCATCCTCCCGGATTCGGTGGATTTATCCAGCCCCGCCTGTTCCTTTCGGAGCAGCTCAATCCTTCCCCTTATGTCGGTTAGGTTTTTCAGGGCCTCGGTTGCCTTGATCTCTACATTGAGTAGTACTTTCTTTTCTACGTCTGCCATTATCTTAGAGCTTAATCAGTTCACATTTGGTTAGCCTTCCACTCTGGA